CTTCAAAGACAGCACCGGGTCCATGCTTGTATGAGCCTTCACGGGCGAGCTCTGGTTTGAGCCCGTCCAGCACATACGAAGCAACCTTCCTAATATGATGTACCCAACGGTCAGGCAAAATAACCTGTCCAATGAGCTCGTCATTTCGGAAGAATTCAGTTTTAGCTTGAAGATCGAGGCGCTCAGCCTCTTTCTCTGGCAACTGAATCTTCTTAAAGAGCTTAAGTAGACCATGGGCGCTTTTTAGGCATCCAAAATCTACCGTCTCTTTAAGAATACCGGTGACCGGGTCGAAAACTTCACAGAGCATACCTGAGAGAAATCTCGGGATTGCTCCCCCTCGCACTGTTTTAAAGTGCGGTGGGCAGGTGAACTTGCCAGTAGATAACCCTAGTAATAGGGCATCATCAAAGGCAGGTAAAGCTATGGTGAGGAAACCATAGCCTTCGTTTTCGAACCTGTTCTCGATCGTTTCGAAATCACGATCGAGGCCTTTCACATCAGGATTAAGCCTGCGAAAGTCATTTAGCAGGCTCGACAGGAGCAATATCGGACTTTTCATCAGTACCTCCTTGAGGTGTCTGATTCCGAGTCCTAGCTGCTTGTCCCCGGTTATATAAACCGGATACTGACAGGTCTAGCGACCTATTCACGTCATTTGTGGTCGAGCAACCTGCTAACCAGGTAAGTACCAGGAATAGCAAGAAGACCAACCCCAAATGCGCGAATCCTTCTATTGCAATTTTCATCTTAATGCCCCAGGAACTCCGGGAGGAGTCCCTTTGAAGGTGTTAGGACTGGAACTGCAGCAGACGGGCAGTTGTAACCGTTGAAGTATCTCGGAAGTCCGTTAGGGCCTTACAGAGCGCGACCATGTCGGCATCTGAAAACCCAAAACTGGGCCGTGAGATCGTAAGGGAAACGGAAGCGAGTTGCTTCCGCGTCAACCCAGAATACGGGTCGACAGCGTTCACCGTCTTCGTCATTTGGACGTAGTGGCGATCGCCGCCGGCTTTAGTACGCTGATGGTTGATTACAACGGTATAACCGTTGCCTCCCGAATCGACGCGTTCCGAACCATAGTCCTGGTTCTTCACAATAGTGAAGGCCAAGGCCGGGGTAGGGGATGCGGCTGCAACGTTTACTGGATCGGCAAGCATAGGGGTATCTCCTAGTGAAAATGAATGGGCCTAAGCAGAATGCTTAGGTAACCTACCGAAGTCGCTGCGCTAGCAACGCTCCGATAATGGACTTCTGATACGTCGACAACGTCGTCGG